AGTAACGGGGTGCTTGGGCCGGGTTGCTTATTAATGCAAGAATTTTAACACTTTAGCGGGTTATTGTGTCTCCACAGCAGGTAGCGAGTAGCGAAACTAGGCAGGAATGCGAATAATGGTTCTCAAGCCAGGTTCTTCTCTTGGAGTCTGGGTAGTGGTGCGGCTGATGATGATGTTAGTTTCGGTGCCCGGCTCGCTTATTGATAGGGTTTAATGAAGTTTAATTTAGTTTAACTTAGTTACAGGGTTATTATGTCACCACAGCAGCACGTAGCGAAATTCAGCGGGAATGCGAATAATGCAGGTATCGCAGGCGCGTTCTATTGGAATCTTTAGAGTGAATATTGCATTATGATCTTAACTAAAACTGTCACATATTATGGTAAGGAAATTCCAGTGGAATCCCTAAGTAAAACAAGTGGGAAAAAGGTAAAGGTTAAGTGTCCTACTTGTGGAATGGTCAGAGATGCATATTACAGGGTTATAGTTAATGGAAATCATAGATGTCATAAATGTACATTGAAAGATAATCGGAAATATTTAAAAAAAGATGATAAATATGGCAGACTTACTGTTGTCAAGCCTTTAAATGGTAAGTCAGTATGTAAATGTATATGTGGAGGAGTTGTAACGGTGGATAATTATGCTTTACGAAAAGGCACTACAAAGAGTTGTAGTTGTTTAAAGTCAGAAAGTTTCAAAAATACAAAAGTAAATAGGGGTTCCGAACATGGTAATTGGAAAGGTGGCATTTCAGGCGAAAGGCATAGAATGATAGGGACTAAAGAATACAAAATGTGGCGAACAAATGTGTTTGAACGAAATAATTATACCTGTCAAAAGTGTGGTCAGGTTGGGTATAAACTCAATGCACACCACATTATCAATTATGCAAAAAACGAAAATTCTCGTTTAGAAGTATCCAATGGTATAACTTTCTGTGAAGATTGCCATAGAATTTTTCATAAACTCTACGGTAGAAAAAATATATCATTAGAGCATGTAAATGAATTTATAAATAATCAACAACACAAGATACATAATCCATTAACAACATAGAGAAAGAGAGGAGGGTTTACAAAATGTCACAAATACTTACAGCAGAGTCTAAAACCTCACCGTCTGTGATTCAAAGGATTACACAGAATGATTATTACTATAATTACAACATCGAAGAAGTTCAAAAAGAAATAGAAGGTAGTGAAGAAACGGAAACCTTCTATCAATACAACTATGTCACAATCCAGGGCAAACCGACAAAGTGTAAGGTATTAGAGGCTATCAAGGCATCAGAATCAAGCACTGCTACGGAAGATGTTGAAGCAGTAGCTACAGAGCGTAGTGCTGCATTAACACAATTAGAGAATATAGCCGAAATGACCTATGTACAACTTGATACATATGTTGAGAATACGTTTGGAAATTTAGCAACAGCACAGAAAACAGCTCTAAAGAAGCTCTACAAAACAGTGTTAGCGATGCTGAAGCAAATGGATTTGAGTAAATAGTAAAAATAGTTAGTTTACATTAGTCAAAATAAATGTTATACAATATACATCAAGGAGACTCAATTTGTGAAGAAAAAAAAGAAAGTGTTGCATATAATGCCGCATGCCTCAACGGGTGGGCTTCCCCAGTATGTTTACATTGAGATAGAAAAGACTTATAAACTATATGATACCTATGTTGTAGAATGGGATGATATTGCTCCCATCTACACAGTTCAAAAGGACCTAATCAAGCAACTCTTACCCTCAAACCACTTCTATTCCTGGCCTCAAGGCACTAATGCTTCCAAGAAATCCAAAGAACTCATTGATATCATTTATTCCTTGAATCCAGATGTGGTGCATATCGAAGAATTTCCGGAACTCTTCCTGCCAGTACCACTTACCCAACAAATATATTCTCCTGACAGAACCTACACTATCATTGAGTCCTCACATTCTTCTGGATTCAACCCTTCCGACAAGAAATTCCTCCCAGACGCATTTACTTTTCCTGCATCTATTCAAGAGGAACGATTCCGCTACCATCGCATCCCAACTACTATCATTGAGTATCCTATTGAAGACCACAAAAGACCTGATAGAACAGAAGCACTCAAGGAACTTAAACTCAATCCGAAATATAAACACGTCATAAATGTGGGCTTGTTCACTCCAGGCAAGAACCAAGGGGGAGCCTTCAATATTGCTCGTAAGCTAAAAGGTAACAAGATACAGTTCCACTTCATAGGCAATCAAGCAATGAACTTCAAAGACTATTGGGAACCTCTGATGGTAAACAAGCCTGAAAACTGTATCGTACATGGAGAAAGGAATGATGTTGATAAATGGTATGGGGCCTGTGACCTATTACTGTTCCCGTCCACCGCAGAACTCAATCCACTCGTGCCAAGGGAAGCTCTGTCTTGGAATATGCCTATACTAATGTACAACCTCCCTATATACAAGAATGCTTATGACCTGGAAGACAACATAGACTTCCTAACAGACAACATAGATACCAATTGTCAGAAAGTATTGATGAAACTCGGCGCCTCCAGATTGAGTAATCGTAATAAGAAGATAGATCTACCTAAGATAAAGCTAACACACTTGCTGACCAGGCCCAATGATGAAAGGGAACAAGCATCCATTAAATCCTTGAAACCATTAGCCTCCCTTGGCGTAGATTACATACAACATATCAATAAACCTGAGACCATATATCCTGATATACCACCTATAACCAATCATGAAGTGAAAAGACCTGGGTATTATGGGGCCTATAATGCATTCAGGAGAGCAATAGAGGAAGAGTTCACTGAAGACCTTGATTTCTTCATGATTTGTGAGTGTGATTGCATATTAAGGGTACCTCCAGAGCATTTTGTTGATGCTCTAAGCCAGGTATGTGATGTAGTAGACAAGGAAAATATAAGATACTTCTCTTTTGGGGCAACTGGGGAGGGTGAAATGGTATGGTCTGAGAATCTGGGAGAGCTGAGTGAGTTTTCCTTTGAGACTAACAAGATTATATTGGCCCATTGTATACTATTTCCACAAGCTTCCAGAAAATTCCTATTGAAGCAGTATAAAGAACTAAGTTGGGACAGTCCGGACATATGGCTGAATGTAGCTTTCAAAGGTCAGAAGATGGGTATACTGAATAATCCATTAGCTGAACAACATGTAGGGATGAGCCTTATAGATGAAGAGGAATGCAAGGGTACAATCCAACTATATGAGCCATCTAAGAAGGATATGGGTAGCCTTTTGGATGATGTATATGAGAATACCGTTATAGAATGCAGGAAGCCCTTGATTATAGCTGATAGATTCAACCATAACTTCATTGATGGTGTGTTTTTTGAGGTTAAAGGCGAGGCTCCTGAGACAAAAGAGTATGAAAACAACTCCTATTACAAGAACATAAATGGATTCTTCAACTTCGAAAACATATACAGGGCAATGGTCAAGGAATTCGGTTCTAAAGATTCCCATTTCGTGGAGATAGGTGCATGGAAGGGTAAGTCAACCTGCTTTATGGCAACAGAAATAAAGAATAGTAAAAAGTCTATAGCATTTGATACCATTGATACTTGGGAGGGTAGTAATTCAGATGAAGGCCTTCAAAAACAAGCAAGTGAGTTTGATATACATGATGAATTCCTTATCAGTATGAAGAATGCAGGTATAGAAGAATTCGTGAATGATATTGTAATGGATTCCGTACAAGCCTCAGAATTATACAAAGATGAAAGCCTTGATTTCGTATTCATTGATGGGGATCACACATACGATGCAGTTATAGGTGACATAAAAGCCTGGTATCCTAAAGTTAAGAATGGTGGTATCATTGCTGGTCATGATTACAATGGTAAAGATGGTGGTGTTTATGGTGTTGTGGAGGCAGTTGATGAATTTTTTGGTAAGAGCAATGTCATCATTAGGAACACATCATGGCTGAATAGAAAAAATAGTGATAAACCCATATCAGTACCTACAAGTAATGAATACTATATGGAAGCCTTAGATGTGAAAAATAATCATATAGTGTATTCAGATGTGTTTAACACTAATCACTTCATAACTTGTCAACGAAAATGGTTTACTGACTGGAAATTGAGTGCTGTAAAGGATGGTAAAGTAGTATATGAGCATCGCTATAATGCAGAAGGTAAAAGGGTCCTAATTTCCTTTGAATCTAGTGCTTTAGGTGATACTATTGCTTGGATTCCTTATGTAGAGGAGTTTCGAAAGAAGCATAATTGTGAAGTCTATTGTTCAACCTTCTGGAATCAATTATACGAAAAGGAATACCCAGATATACATTTTGTCAAGCCAGGCACTAAGGTAGAAGGTTTGTATGATATGTATCGTATTGGTCATTTCTTTCCTTTCGACCCCTACAAGAACCCTATTGACTTTAGAACTATACCTCTCCAACAAACAGCATCAGATATACTCGGTTTAGAATACAAGGAAATCAAAACTTCCATAACACTACCAGATAAACAACCCAAAGTGAAAGACAAGTATGTTTGTTTGTCTATTCATTCCACTGCTCAATGTAAATACTGGAACAACCCAAAAGGATGGCAGCAAGTAGTTAATTATCTCACAAATAGAGGGTATAAGGTGGTCAATATAGCCAAAGATTTCCACTATATGGGCAATAATCCACCTAAAAGCGTTATCAATCGTACTGGAACCAAGTATAACATCAAGCATAGGATCAATGAACTACAACATGCTGATCTTTTTATAGGGGTCAGCTCTGGTTTAGCTTGGTTGTCTTGGGCGATAGGTGTTCCAACAGTTTTGATATCAGGTACCACTAAACCTTACAATGAACCTAACCTTTATAGGGTGCATAATGATCAAGTGTGTAATGGATGTATGAATGACACCAATATAGAATTCGATGGAGGTAAGTGGAATTGGTGCCCTCATGATAAGCAATTTGAATGTTCCAGTTCCATAACCCCCGAAATGGTTATAGAGCAAATCAATATAGCTCTGAATATAAAGGAGCAAGAGTATTGGGACAATCCTGATGTATGGGAGGATAAAGGTGAGGAATGGTCAAAAGGCTTCGGAGATTCCAAAACTTTATGGAAGAAAACTATTTATCCCTTATTAATGCACGACTATTTATACAATCTTTGTGGAAGTGTACTCGAAATTGCTCCAGGTCAAGGTAGGATTACTCAATTCCTCATACCTCATGCGAAAGATTTAGAGCTCGTCGACATGTCTAAGACGTGTTTGGATAGCTGTAGGCATCGTTTTTCTAAAACGAAGGGTATTGTATACATAAAAAATGATGGAATGTCACTTAGTAGTGTCCTCAACGCTTCCAAGGATTTGGTGTTTTCATGGGATTCCTTTGTCCATATGAATCTCCCAGTTATCAGCAATTACGTCAGTGAGATTTTCAAGAAACTGAAGATCGGAGGCATTGGATTTATTCATCATGCTAATTTAACAGACGGTCAAGAAGATTCCTTTGGCAATATAGGAGGAAGGTCTAACATGACTTTGGATACCTTTAAACAGATATGCCAGAAAAATAATCTGGAAGTTCTGGAACAAAGGACTATCAAGATGAATGAACAGATAACTGATGGCATTACTATATTTAGGAAGAATGCTGTAGAAGAAACCATTATAGATAGCAAAATGGTCATAATCACAGCACTCTTTAACGCAGAAAATTACATATCCGAATGTATTGAATCCATTAAGAATCAGTCATATGAAAATTTTAGGTGTTATGTTTTAGATGACCTTTCAACAGACGATTCAGTTAAGAAGGCTCTAAAAGCTATTGATGGTGATAGTCGTTTTTCTGTGATATCAAATGAGACCAAAATGTATCCAATAGGCAATCATTACAATACCTTACATAGAGAAGAAATTGATGATAACGACATAGTGATAACAGTAGATGGTGATGATTACTTACCGGACGATGATGTGTTTAAAAGGATAAATGATGTGTACAGCAAGGATAGTAATATATGGTTGACTTATGGTTCCTTTAATCAAATACAGTATGGAGAATTAGTAGACGGATGGGCAAAAGAAAGCAAAAATCTATCCAACATAAGGAATGAAGAATGGAGCACTACACATTTGAGAACATTTAGAGCATTTTTGTTCCGAGGTATAAATAGAAGAGACTTGATAGATCCCGAAACTCATGATTTTTTTCAAATGAGTGGGGATGTAGCCATGATGTTTCCTATGATTGGGATGGCTGGAGAAGAAAGGGTCAAATTTTTGAAGGACATCAATTACACTTACAATGACGACAATCCTATATCAGAATACAAGGTAAATAGATTAGAACAAGTGAGGATAGATAAATACATAAGAAGTAAAAAACCTTACAAAAAATTATGATAGAAAATATAAATAGTATTGATGATGTAATATAGAGGAGGGAAATTATGATGAATATTGATGTAACAATTGATAAATATTTAGTTAATGAAGGTTTTTTAAAGAATCTTATTACTAAAGGTGCTATAAAAATGAGGGGTTATGATAATAAAGAATATATATGTAATGCTATAAATACTATTTGTAAAAAGGGGAATATAAGACTTTCAGGAAGAGCAAAATTTAAAAGAATATATAAAGAAGGCCTCAGAGATGGAAAATTGAAAAATGCTTCCGATGTTGTAAATTTTTTACGAACATATGCTAAAGAGGAATTAGGAATTAAAAATTAATTATATATAATGGATATAGATGATGTAATATATCTTGGAGCTAAGGGGAGGAAAATACTTGCAAAAACACCTTATGTTGAAAAGGAACAGGAGAAACTACCACAGGAGCACCAAGAAACTACACAAAAATTTAGCAAGGAACAGAATGAAGTAACGGAGGAGGAAGAAATGGCTATAATTAGCACGGACTTAGAAGAATTTGAAATAGAAGAATTTGAAGATGATACAATAGAAGATGAGAGTCAAGGTTCATTAAAATTAGCTTTCATAGGCGCAGGTCAATGTGGTTCAAGAATTGTACAAGAATTTAATAATCTCGGATATAAAAAATGTTTTGTTATAAATACCGCTCAACAAGATTTGGAAAATATAACTGTTCCAAATAAAATGCTTATTCAATTAGAAGAAATGTCAGGTGGAGGTGGGGCTGGTAAAGATATGGAATTAGCAAGACGGACAATAGATTCAAATAAAGAAAAAATTTATAATAAAATGAGGGAATTATTTGGTACTGTTGATCATATATTTTGTTGCGTGGGTGCAGGAGGAGGAACAGGGGGTGGAAGTTTATTAACAATTATTGAAATGGCTAAAAAATATATAAAATATTTAGATGTATCTGATGCGGATAAAAAGGTTGGTGCTATTATTACACTTCCAACAGGAGGTGAAGCATCTTCACCTCTTATTGGAGGAAATGCATATACTGTTGGATCTCAAATTAGTACATTAGCTGATTTAGAAAACATATCTCCGTTAATTATTATTGATAACGAAAAGGTTCAAAAATTATATAGGAAACTTACTGTTAAACAATTTTTTCCAACAATTAATCGTTCAATCGCACAACTTTTACATATTTTCAATACAATTTCCATTGAAAGCTCTAATTATATTTCATTTGATTCTACAGACTTTCAATCAGTGTTAGAGGTGGGAGGACATATGGTAATGGGTACCTCTACAGTTCGTAATTTTGAATCTAAGACCAGTATATCAGAAGCGTTAAAGAAAAATTTATCTAAGACATTACTAGCATCCAATTTTGATTTAGAACGAGCTAAAGCAGTTGCTTGTGTCGTTGTGGGTGGTGAACAAGAATTTGAAACCATAGAGGGTCTTATGAACAATATCGAATTTGGTTTTGACACCATTGCTGCATTTACAGGTAATGCTAAAGTGCATAGAGGTATATATTCAGATGAATCAAGAAATGGTAGAATAAATGTATATACTATGATAAGTGGTCTTGAAAAACCAACGGCTCGTTATGAAAAAATCAAGCCAGTCAACTATAAAAAGGGGAAAAAGAAATGACAAACATACAAGAGAAGATTGACAAGCATTTGAATGAACGAAAAAATGCAAATAATCCATCTAATGAGGTTGATGATGTTGGTGATTCTGTTAAAGGTATAAAGAAATGGTTAGATGATTTTGAAAAGGCCTATGGTTATGGTAATTTTTCACAAGCAGGAAAAACATTGAATAATATCGTAAAGAAAGTTAAAGATATGCAAAGATTTGTATAAGGGTGACAATTTAAAATGTTCATAAAATCAGTATACCTTAAACAACCATCAGAAGAACAGATAATCAGTTCTATAGATTCTGGAATTGACACTATATTCCTCAATCTTAATGCTGGTAATACAAAAGAAGAACTGAAATTCCTATTTGATGAATATTACACTAAGGTCAATCTTGTTCCTTTTGTGTTTTATACTCAACCAGGTAAAAGAATACAGACACAAGATCAATTTCTTTCTAATGGAAAATATTATCATTACATAGTCTGTCCAACTAACATCAACATGATCCGTAAGTTATTGGAATTTTCATTGGACCTATATGCTGATGGATTATGTAGTTCTGTTTGTATCAACTTTAAGAACTATGAGGTTGATGAGGATTGGAGTACAGAAGATAATAAGTGTGAATGTAGTAGGTGTAAAGAACTAACAGGCCTACAACAAAAAATAAGGAACATGGAAATAATAAATGAATCATTAAAAGGTATGTCATTATACTCTTTACCATATGTGAATCCTTTCCTATGGACTATAAGCGACTATTGGATAAATGAGAACACATATACCAATAAATGGAGGTCTTATAGAAATATATATCAGTACATACGGACAATGGGGAAAAGGAATATATCAATAAAAAATATGAGTGTTGTAAAATTCAGTATGGTAAAGAAAGCAATAAAGTCCGTTATGACTGATGGCTATTGCATATATCCAGACGAACAGATAGACCTTAATGCTTTAACGGAATTGAATGATAATGCTGATAAGTGGAGAGGTAGTTGGTGGTTTAAATTTAAGAGGTGGGTAATAGGGGGAAAATGATATGTCTGAGTTTACAAAAACAATGTATGTGATATGGCCTGATTATGATTACATAGATAAAGCAATCGAAGCAGGGATTGATACCTTACTTGTATTGACTTACCATAATGTTACAGAGGAAGATATTGATAATCTTTTCCAGAGGTACAATGGGAAAGTCACTCTCATTCCTGTTGTATCATGGGTTGGGCTTAATACTATTGTTCCAGAAGGACAGCAATTTTATGATGGTAAAAATTATCAGAAATATACACCATGCCCTTTAAATAGAGATTACATAAAAGATAAGTTAAGATTTTCATTAGAATTGCATAAAAAATATACTTCTTGTACAGGTATTGCAATAGATTTTGAATCTTACGGCAAAGGTCATGAAGGAGTTATTCCTTATTATGATGAGTGGCAAGATGAAGCTATATGTAGATGTGATAAGTGTAAAGGTCTTTCTGAACATGATCAACGTATGAAAAATGTAGAGCTTATGCAAGAAATTCTCGGAGAAATTTCTTTATATCAATTTCCTTGTATCAATCCTTATCTATGGAGTATAAGTGATTGGTGGTATAATGAACATACTTACTTAGGTGGTTGGAATGTATATAGAATACTAAAGTATACGTTCAATATGAAATTTGGTCATGATGTAACCATTTTAAATTCAAGTGGTGTATGGATGGAACACTTTACTGCCAAAGATTACTTGAGGCTGATTAAGAAGTATATTAAGTCTGCTTCTAATGATGGATATTGGTTGTATCCTCAAATGAGAATGTCTAATAATTGTTTCTGGAGAACTCATCCTAATGATCCTTGGTCAAAGCAGGAATTAGCAGGATTACCTTACCAATCTTTTATTGATGCCGATTTTGATCAAACAAGCGATATTAATTTCTTTAAAAAACTTAAAGAACTCAATGATAATATAGATAAGTATAGAAGTGGTTTATGGTTTAGGTTCAAAAAATGGTTTATAGGATTTTTCAGATAAAAGGAGTGTATAGTAAATGGCTTGGTATAATTTTAAGAAAAGTAATGAAGATGATAGATTAGATGAGGAACTACGTGCGTTTCATGGAAAGGGTGAAAAATTCCTTACACCAGCTAAAGTAAAGAAAACATCAGGTGAAGGAGCAGAAGACCTTCAACTTATTCAAGGATTCGGTAATATAGGTTTAAGTTCCTTTAATACCTTCTATCAAAGATATATCAACAAAGCTTTTGAAAATGAACTTATGAGGATAAATGAGTATCGTTCAATGGCTAGTATGAGTGAAATTGCTGATGTTATAGAAGACGCCACCAATGAATCAACACAAGAAGACGAGACCGGAGAAACCTTAAAATTAAATATAAAGGATGCTAAACTCAAAGAGAATGAAAACATAATAGGCAATATAGATGATGAATTTAAAAAACTATTCTATGAAAAACTTGATATAAATACTAAACTATGGGACATCTTCAGAACCTATTATATTGATGGTAGAGTGTTTTATGAAAGAATCATTGATACAGCTCATCCCAAAGAAGGTATCCTAAACCTTAAAAAACTTCCTACAGAATCAATGGATTATTTTATTGATCCTATTACGGGAAATGTGCTTAAATACTTCCAATACTTAACTGATAGACCAAAGAGACCAAATACATTACAAGAAGCAGAAGAATCAAAAGAAATCGTTGTATTTGATCCTAACCAAATAAGTTTTATAAATTATGGTGTATATGGTAATAACAAGTATGAAATTCTCGGATATCTTGATAAAGCAAGGATACCATATAACCAATTAAAACTTCTTGAAACATCTGTTATTATATATCGTATTGTAAGGGCACCTGAAAGATTTGTATTTCGTATCGATACAGGGGCTATGCCAATGGATAAGGCAATGAAATTCGTAGAGAAAGTTAAAGATAAAATGACCAAGAAGCAATCTTACGATTCCACTACAGGTAGACTATCACAAGAACCAGAAGTGTTAAGTATTTTGGAAAATTTTTATCTCCCTCAATCATCTGATGGTAGAGGGAGCCAAATAGAAACAGTTGGTGGTAATAGTGCCGGATTCACGGAGCTGGACGATTTGTATTATTTTGCTCGTAAGCTTTATAGGGCTCTCAAGTATCCTCTTTCTAGAGTTTCTGCGGGACAAGAGAAAAGGGAAGCTGATTCATTATTTGGTGGTAGTCAAGTAGCTGAAATATCCAGAGATGAAGTTAAATGGGCAAGGTTTTTAGAAAGGCAACAAAAAAGAATATGTGACAGTTTATTAGACACATTTCTATTACATATGGAGTTTAAGGGACTAAAGGAGCAATATAGTCTTACAAGAGAGAATATAGAGATCACATTAAACTCTCCATCACATTATAAAGAACAAACAGACCAAGCATTTCTTGCTACAGAGTTTGATAACTATAATGCTTTAGCAGACAGGGAGGAGATAAGTAAAAGTTTTGCGATGCATCGTTACTTACATTGGGACATGGATACGATAAAAGAGAACGTGGCCGGATTTCGCAAGGATAAGGAGCTGGGTTTGGTTAAAGCAGAAGATAAAGGATATTAAAAAGTAACAAAAATATAAATAGAAGTATAAATAGATAGAGGAGGTTTTTAAAATGGGTATAGATCAAGAAAAGATTAAGGATGCTTTGGACAAATTTGAAAATGATAGCTATATGGACGCGAAAGATTCTTTGGGTGGTGAGATTAGGGCTACCAGAGACAAGTTTTTAAAGGACAAACTCGGGCTGAAAGATTGGGGTAGTCCGCCTGAAGAAAATGATTCAGAAGAGGAGTAATATTATGCAAACTGAAGATAAACTGAATGAGATTTATGAAGATATGCTGGAAGAAAAGAAAGGTGGTAATAAAGTTTCTGCAGGAATAGATATTTTTGTAATGATTGATAATGTACCTACAGATGTAGACGGTGTAGACTTTGATGCTGCTGAAAAAATGATGAATCCTTTACTCAAAAAGCTTAAAAGTGTTAAGGTTCCTGGAATGAAGATACAAAGTGTTAAATCGTCGGGGGATATGGATGATGAAGGAGAAATGAAATAACTATATTGGAGGTAACATGGCATTACTAATCACTGAAACAAGTTATGACGTTGAATTGCTTGAAAACAAGAACAAAAATATGTATATTGTTGGTATATTTTCAAGTGCTGAGATTGAGAATAACAATAAGAGGAAATATAAGAAGGGTATATTAGAGAGGGAAGTAACTAAAGTAGAAGAGAAAATGAAGAATCGTTGCTTATGGGGAGAGCTTTCTCATCCTTCTAACCCAGAAATCAATCCAGAAAGGATATCACATTTAGTTGAATCCTTAGAATGGAAGAATAATGATGTTTATGGTAGAGCCAAAATACTTGATACACCTATGGGTAAAATAGCAAGAACCTTAGTTAAAGAGGGTAAACTTGGTATTTCCAGTAGAGGTCTTGGTACAGTTTCCGAGGATGGATACGTTAATGAAGATTACAGATTATTAACGTGGGATTTAGTTACAGATCCAAGCAATTCGCCTAGCTGGGTTGACGGTATTTTAGAAGGACAAGATTTTTGCTGTCCTATGAAACAACCTTCTATAAATGAGGCTCAAAAAGTTTATGAAAAGCATCTATGGTCTGTGATAGAGAAAATATCAAAGGAGATGTAACTATGACAAGAATAGATGAAAAGATTAATAAACATCTAAATGAAAGAAAATTTGGAGGAACGACAACTTATTTAGGTAAAAAGAAAATACAAGGTAAAATACCACCTGGAAGACAAGTAGGGTTACAATTACTTTTAGTTGTCGATGCTAAATTTGAAGAGGAAATTATGAAAATGATAGATAAATACTCTTCAAAATTGAGATCCGTTAAGTTTCCTAAAGTTTCTTATATAGAAGGTCATGTTAATTATATTGAGTAGAAAATAGTTGTTCGATCTCTTACTATCACTACCTTTCCTTAAAAGTAAATAAAATAAACACTATAGTATAAATATAAGAAGAATATAAATATAAACAAGGAGGTTTAATTTTCTATGGATAAAATTTTAGAACTTTTGGGTGCTGAAAAACTAAATGAAGATACCCAAACACAAATTAAGGAAAAACTTCAGGATATTATAGAGGTCAAAGCTTCTGAATTATCTGAGGGTAAGTTGAAAGAGGAAAAGAATCAACTTATCGAAGAGTATGAGGAAAAATTTGAGGAATATAAAAATGATATTACTAGTAAGTTTAGTAATTTTGTTGATACAGTACTTGATGAAGAAATGACCATTCCTGAAAAAATCGTAGAATTTGCTCGTAAAGGTGAGTTGTATTCAGATCTTATCGAACAATTCAAAACAAGATTAGCAATTGATGAAGGTCTTTTGGACAAAGAGGTAAAGAACCTTTTGAGAGAAGCTAAAGAGGAAATTCTTAAACTTCGTGAAGAGGTTGACGAAAAGACATCCTCAGAGCTTGAATTACAAAAAGATGCTCAAGACTTAGCATCAGCATTATATTTGAGAAAGAAATGTGATGGTCTTACAGAGTCTCAAAAATCTCATGTACTTGATATTCTGGAAGGTGTTACTGATAAAGAAGAAATTGACAGAAAATTCAAGGTTATTCTTGGTACAGTAGCGGAGCAAGAGGAAGAAGAAGAAGAAGAAGAGGACGATAAGAAAAAGAAAGTAAAAAAAGATGATGGTGAAGAAGAAGAAGAAGAGGAAGAAGAAGTAAAGAAAGATGAGGGTAAGGGTATGTCTGAAATAGATAATAAGAAAGAGAATCTAAATGAAGATGGAAGTCCATTCGATTCTTATTTGAAAGGGTACCTTACAACCTTACAAGAAGGAAAAGTTTAAAATAAAAGGAGGAAATTAAGAAATGGTAAAACAATATAATATTGATGAATTGATGAAAAAATGGAAACCAATCCTTGATGAAGGTACTCAATTCGGAAATGAAAAAATTAAGAAAGCAACAGCTATTATGCTTGAGAATCAGCACAATGAAACCAATGAATCGTCATCCTATATGGGTGGTCAAATGGGTACAAGTGCTCCTACATACGGTAGCACAAATGCTATGTTTCAAAAAATAGCAGTTCCTATGGTAAGGAGAACTTTCCCGGAACTTATTGCTCATAGTATCGTTGGTGTACAGCCAATGACTGGCCCAGTTGGTTTGGCATTTGCTTTAAGATTCAGAGGTGATAGTGATTATGGTAATCCGGATGCTGGAGTACCAACAGGTGGAGTAAATTATGAAGTTGGATACAACCGTGTAAACAACAGTTATTCATCCAGAACAGGCACCAATCCTTCCGGTACAGCAGCAACAACCGTATCCGCAGAAGTTTGGGGTTCTAAGTTAGGTTCTGGTGTTGGTAGTGATATCGGTATCGGTAGAGGTTCGGGTCTCCATATTCGTGAAGTCAATATGACAATCGAGAAATCAGAGATTGAAGCCAACACTCGTAAATTGAGAAGCCGTTGGTCCTTAGAAGTTGCTCAAGATATTAAAGCGATGCATGGTCTTGATATCGAAGAGGAAATGATGGACGTTCTGGCTTATGAGATAACAGCTGAAATTGATCGTGAAATCGTACAAGCGGTTGATGATGTAGCAGTTCTTACCGAGTATACATGGACCACAAGCACAGATTACGATGGTAGGTGGGAGCATGAAAGATATCGTTCACTTTATAACCAAATGATTAGAAAGGCTAATACTATCGCTGTTAATACAAGACGTGGTTCAGGTAACTTCGTTATAACATCACCAATCTTGTGTGCAGCCTTTGAAGCACTTTCAGCATTTACAGTAGCCCCAGTTAACTCTAGTGTTAATTCAGGTGTTACAGGTGTAGCAAGAGTAGGTTCCCTTGATGGTAAGATGACCGTTTATAGAGATACCTTCTATACTGAAACAGTACAACAGTATACAGTAGGATATAAGGGACCAAGTGAGTATGACGCAGGTATCATTTACTTACCATATATTCAATTACTACCTGCAAGGGCAACATTTGAAGATTCCTTTAATCCAACAGTCGGATTGATGTCAAGATATGCCGTGCACAATCATTTATTTGGTGCAGCTAATTATTACCAAAAGGTTCGAATCACAGGCATGCCTTCATAAATTTTTCAACACTTTCGGGTGTTTAACATTAACCAAACCTCTCCTTCGGGAGGGGTTTTTTTATGCTATTTACATTCTCTAAAAAATATTGTAAAATGTATAAATAGGACTAATGAGAAGATATGTAATTTTTAAGGAGAATTTATAAATGGGAATAAGAAGAGAAGATGGAGGAGATGTTAGTATATTAACCAAAGGTTCTCATAAAAAAATAATCTTTGCTTGTAATGTATGTAAAAAAGAAGTAACACAATCATACCAAAATTACCTAAGACAAAATAGCGGTAAGTTTTGTAGAAGTTGTAGAAACAAACATACCGCTAACAGAAAAGATGTTAAAGAAAAGCAAGCAAAAGCATCTAAAGAAATGTGGAAAAGTGAGAGTTTTAGGAAGGAAATGGGTAAACTATTATCCAAAGCCACTAAAAAAGCATGGGATAAGGATGACGGAACAAGAAGAAAAAAAATATGGAATAAAACGCCATATAAGGAAGTACAGAAACTCATAAAATCTGTTCCGGGTCACGAATTACTAACTTCGAAAGAGGAATATGAAGAAGTGGGTAATAAGTTTAAAGTAATGTGTCCTGATGGTAGTATTATGGAAACAACTATAACACTATGGAAAAGAAACATAGAAGGTTATGTTTTTTATGACACCTATGCCTTTCAATTAGAATGGTGTGAAGAAGTAAGAAGGAATAAGGAAAATAGGGAAATATTAGAAGTTAGGTGTAAAAAATGTGATGAATGGTATGTTCTTAATACTCTTGATGTTAGTAATAGAGTACAAGCACTTAAAGGTCAATCAAAAGGTGAATGTAACCTTTATTGTTCCGAAAATTGTAAAAACTCTTGTTCTATATATGGGAAGAAGCCTGAAGTCCTAATACATAATGATGCCATAAGAGCAGGGCGTGACCCTTGGTGGAATGAACCTCGACATATGCAACCCGAATGGCGTAAAATGGTCCTTGAAAGAGATGATTATACCTGTCAGAAATGTGGTAAAACAAAAGTTTCTCTTATTGCCCATCATATCAATCCTGTAAAATTATACCCATTAGAATCAGCCGATGTAGATAATGGGATTACTTTATGTGTTGATTGTCATGAAAAGGCCCATCAAATACCTGGATGTAGTACAGGGGAATTGGCTAATTTTTGTTAGTTTACAAATATATGAAAATACAGTATAATATAAATACTTGTAAGGGGGATAAATGAAAAATATTAAGGCTAAATGGGTCCGTTGTTGTAGTGCTGGAGGTATGGCCGTAGAAAAATATGAAATGGATATAATTATAAATCTATTAACAATTACTTTAACGGAAGCAGAAGCCGGTGCGCTTATTAATCAAATTTCTTCAATTATAGACATACCTATGAGAGAAAGAAAATGAGTGAACTTAATAGGGAAGGATTAGCAGAGGAATTTGATTTAGAGAATATAGAGAATCAGCCTTCATCAGTATCTATATTTAAAGAAGAAGGTGAAGATCCTGATTCTATAATAAAGGATAATATTGACCGTGCTAATCGTATATTAGACCAAGTTGAAGATGAATTGGCGAATGGTAACTTTAGTGCCAGGCTTGTTGAAGTTGCAGCGAAAACTATGGATAGTGTTACCAATGCTGTCTCTCAAATTCAATCTACTGTGTATAATAATGACTATTTACAATTAAAAAATCGTATGGTAGAATTAAAGGAGTCAGAACTTGATTATAAAGTTCAAAACTTGAAAAAACCAAATATAGGAAGTCAAAATATCATTTTAACTGATCGTGAAAGTGTTTTAAAGGCTTTAAAAAATAATAATATGGATAAACTAAAAGAGGAGAACAAACATGAGTGATTTTAGAGACATTATTTTGAGCCAGAAAGAAGGTAAAGAAGTAGAAGAATGGGAAGGTACAGTGTTAGATTATCTTTATCTAATTAAAGAGAATCCTAATATAGTTGATTTTGCATCTGGTAGAATTTATAATACTGTTGAAGGAAGAGGTACAGAAGAAGTAGATCAATCATTAAAGACAAGAGGTTATGATGATTTAGTATCCTATAAATTCTTTGATGATATTATCTATGGTACTAAAGAGCCTATTCATGATATCGTTAAATGGCTCAAAGCAGCCGCTCGTAGAACTGAAACTGGTAAAAGGATTCTTATTCTTGTTGGTCCTACTGCTTCTGGTAAAAGTACTATAGCCACAGCATTAAAGAGGGGATTAGAAAATGATAAAACTCCGAAATACGTTATTAAAGGATGTCCTATTGGTATTGGTGAAGAACCACTACATGTTATACCTCATGCTGATAGACCTTATTGGGAAGATCAATTAGGTATAAAGATTGAGGGTGTTCCTTGTCCTATGTGCCAAAAAATGATTGATGAAAATTATACTGAAGATGGTGTAGTATCATGGGAAAAGATACCGGTTGTTTCTTCTTATTATTCTGAACAAAGAAGATGTGGTATTGGTACATTTTCACCATCAGATCCTAAATGTGTTAAGTGGGATACTGTATTGTTTTGTGATAATGGTATGTTATCCTTTGAAGAATTACAAGAAAGGGTGAAGTCTAATGTTGAGGAATTTAAAGACCTTGAAATAACCGTTGATGGTATCGAAGGTGTTGAACGAACATCAAAATTCTTTAACAATGGCATACAACATATTAATAAGATCAAAACAATGTTTGGATATGAGATTGAATGCACAGATGTTCATCCACTATTAGTATTAGAAGACGGTAATGTAATATGGAAAGAGACTTCAAATCTAAAAGAAGGTGATTATGTAAGCATTAAAAAAGGTTCCATGTTATTTGGTAATGATAACATTCTTGATGATTTTAATTATAATGGATCTCCTCCAGCCAGTATATATGTAGAATCTACTAAACCCACAAAAATGACACCAGAATTAGCAAAGGTAATGGGTTATCTTGTAGCCGACGGTAGTATTTGTAAAAGAGATATATGGTTTACAAACACTAACAAAGATCTTGTAGATGATTTCAATCTTTGTTTTGAGAAAGTGTTCAATGTTAAACCTAAAGTATATGAAAGAACAAATATTTTTTCAGTATCCATATCTTCTGAAATGTTGACTACCTTTTTCTTAGATGTATTAGATATGAAGAAAGGTGCTTACAACAAACATGTTCCTTTATGTATAAGGAAATCCGATAAGGTAAGTATTCTATCCTTTTTGGATGGTTTATTCTGGGGTGACGGTACTATTTCAACAAGAAAAAAGGTAAAGAGTAATAGGTTCAAATATGCTTCAGTATCTAAGGAACTAGCAAAACAAGTACATCTAATGTTATTAAACCTTGGTATTATATCATGTCTTGATGCTGGTATCATGAACTACAATAATAATTTATGCTATACCGTAACTGTAACTGGTGATACTGTTTTGGATCTTTTAGAATTGATACCATCCTTGAAGAATAAAAAGACTGATAATGGTGATTTTATAGGTAAGAAGGATAGGTCCAATTGGGATGTTATTCCTAATGTCTCTCCGTTATTTAGAGAAGTTATGAATGACATAAGAAAGAATGTTGGTCCTATATATAAAACCGAACTGAAGAAATATGAAAGATATCAATATCCCATAACTAAAAAAAGACCGAGAAGAAGTACAGTATTAGCTTTCTGTAACGAATCAGAAAAAATATTGAATAGATCTAGTGAAGTAATATTAGAACTTAGAAATATTTGTGGTGATAATGATACTGTTTGGTTACCTATTGTAGATATAACTGATGCTGGTTTCGATCAAGTGTACGATCTTACAGTTCCGTCCACTAATTCCTTTTGTGCTAATGGGTTTATAAACCATAATAGTCAAGATGTTAGTGAGCTTATTGGTAGACCTAATATGGCTAAACTTTCCCGTTATGGAGAAACCGATCCAAGAGGTTTTGAATTTAATGGAGAATTACAGGTCGCTAATGGTGGTATGGTTGAAATGATTGAGTTATTAAAAACTGACATTAAACTTCAGTATGTATTGATATCATTAGCACAGGAACAAGTTATTAAGTCTCCTGGATTCCCTCAGATGTATATTGATACATTTATCCTAGCACACACGAATCAAACAGAGTATGATATTTTTAAGGCTGATAAAAAGAATGAGGCGTTACATTCCAGGATGTATCCTATCAAGGTACCTTTAAACTTAATAGTGGATGATGAAATTAAGATTTATAAGAAGATGATTAAAGAATCTGATTTTAAGGATATTCATATTGCTCCTAATGCTCTAAAGGTTGCTGCTCAATTTGCAGTTCTTTCAAGATTAAAACCATCTAAAAAGGTTAGTAGTATTATTGAAAAGATGAAAATATATAATGGTGAGATTACAGAAGAATTTAAGAAAACCGAGATAGATGTCAAGACCTTAAAAGAAGAAGGTAAAGGCATGGATGAAGGTATGACTGGTATAGACCCAAGGTTTATTATTAACGCTCTGGATATTGCTCTTGGTATGAAGGAAGATAAAAAGTGCATCAATCCTATAGATGTCATAAGAACCTTGAGACAAAACTTTGAACATCAAATAGGTATTACCGATGAAGAAAAGGAAAAATATATCAATTTGCTTATTAGTGATAAAGATTCCGTGAACTGTGAGTATAAAGAAGTTGCAAAGAAGGCTGTTAATATGGCTTTTATTTATGCATATGAAGATCAAGCACAGGCTCTTTTCGGAAGGTATATGGAGAATAGCACAGCATTTTGTAAAAAGGAGAAAATTATTGATGATATTACTGGTGAAATCTCTGACCCCGATGAAAAGCTTATGAGGTCATTGGAGGAATTGATTGGAGTTCCAGTTAATAGTAAATCAGAATTTCGTAATGGTTTATTCGTTTATAAATCCGATGCATTAGAAAGAGGAGAAGATTTTGGTTACAATGACTATGATCCTCTAAGAGATGCCATTGAAAAGAAACTTATGAGTGATTTGAAAAATGTCGTTAATCTATCCATTGCTGATACAACTTCTACTAATCCTAAATCTAAGAAGAAAAGAGAAAAGGCTATGGAGTTATTATTGGAAAATGGGTATTGTGAATCATGTGCTCAAGTACTCTTGAAGTTCGTAGGTGAGATACTCAAAAAGCAATAAAATGGGGGTGATGCTTAGTGCAGGAGTTTACTCCATATACACCTTATGAGTAAATGTCGGAGGGTTGCCGCATTCCGACTTAATCAAAAATCACGCAAAAGGAGTATAAGTAATGGCAATAACAGATTTTACAGATTGGGACCTAAGTGACCGTGGTTCAAAAGATGCAGAACGCCATAGAGGTAAAATTGATGATGCTATCCGTAAGGGTGTAAAGGATGTTATATCTGAAGAAAGCATCATCACTAAACGGAAAGGTCGTAAGGTACGAATACCCGTTAGGGGTCTTAAAGATTATCGTTTTGTTTATGGTAACAAGGGTAAAAATGGTTCTGCTGGCGCCGGTTCGGGTGAAGGTAAACCTGGTGATATAGTAGGTCAAAAAGATAAAAAGGATGGTGGTAATAAGCCTGGAAATAAAGAAGGTAATGATTATATGGAAGCAGAAGTGGATATTGATTACTTGATAGACATTATGTTTCAGGATTTAGGACTACCTTGGATAGAAGAAAAGACTAAAATAGAAAAACTCGTACCTGTAGGTTGGAAGTTTGAAACAATATCTAAGAAGGGTGTTGTATCTCGCATACATAAGAAAAGAACATTTATAGAAACCATTAAAAGGACGGCATCTTATGTGGGTGAAATTATAAGAGAAACAAATTGTACAGAAGATGATGCATATATAGCACTATCTATGGCTAAAGATGATATTAATGAAGCTATTGATATTATAAAAGAAGACAGAATTGATAAAGATCATGAAGCTCATTTGATTATAGATGATGATGATTTAAGGTTCAAGCAAATAGAACCTGATATGACACCTCATAGTAATGCTGTTATTATAGCAATGATGGATACTTCGGGTTCCATGACCATGAATAAAAAATATTTAGCGAGGTCAATGTTGTTTTGGATGGTGGAATTCTTAAAGAAAACTTACGACCATGTGGATATTAAGTTTATACAACATACAACAACAGCAAATATAGTAGATGAAGATACCTTTTTCCATAAAGGAGAATCAGGTGGAACATATTGTTGGACTGCCATTGATAAGGCTTTATACCTTATAGATACTGAATATCCTATTGATGAATGGAATACTTATTGTGTTTATATTTCTGACGGTGAAGATTGGGAACCACCTAAAACAATACCTTATATTGAAAGACTATTGAAGAAGAAGGTCAATATGTTTTCCTATATTGAGATTGATACGGAAGCAGATGAAGATATGTATGGTTGGAGACCTGAAAACACCCTTATTAAAGAGATACAGAGAAAATGGAAATTCAAAGTCAAGACTATGGAAGGCACTAACTTTTATAGGAACGATGAGGAGCATTTACTATTGTCCATCATAAGAAATAAGAACCATATATGGCCTGCACTTCGTCACATGCTATTCGAACCAAAAAGGTAATAAACAATTATGTTAATAACCAAAAAGGAGAATGTGAAATGGAAATAGTAGATAAAACAGGTCAACTTAGATCGTTACAAGATTTGGAGGAGGCAAAAAAAGCTATTGAAACTTTAATAATTAAAGATGCTTTATTATTACCTTATTTAACTGTTAATGCAGGAATTATAAGAGATGCTTTAAAAGAATGTATATCAAATAGATAAGGAGAATGTGAAATGGAAGTATGGAGTCTTACCAAAGAAGATATGGAAAACAATATGGATAATGCAAAAACTGTAATTTTAAAAGGTTTAGTTGCTGATGGTTTAATAGATAAAACTATTGCTGATGATTGGTGTGCTAATAATACTATTATAATTAGAAAGAAAGGTATATTTCGTACTATTTCTAATAAATGGTTGAAGATTAAAAAAACTGAAGAAGAAATAATGATAGTAGTAACACGAAAGGATGAAAAATGAATAAGCAAGACCTACAAAAGCTTATAAAAGTTGAGAGTAGAATCAAACAAATTGTGAATGATGATTTGGGTTTGAAGACTTATGATGTGGAGTTCACGATTTGTAATCCTCAAAAGATGTTGGAGATTATGGCTTATCGTATACCTACCAATGTATCTTCTTGGAAGTATGGTAGAGATTATGAGCGTTTAAGAACTATATATGAAAATCACAGTTCCAACCTTCCTTATGAGGTGGTCATTAATTCCGATCCATCAATGGCTTATCTTATGAATACTAATACATTTGCTGTTCATTGTTTAGTAATGGCGCATGTATATGGCCATGTCAATATGTCTACAGAAAATAATTACTTCAAAAATGGCAGACAAGACATAATGGGGGTATTGTCCGAAGCAACAAAAAGATTTAATGAATATGAGAGAAGATATGGTATTGATGAGGTTGAGATGATTGTGGATGCTGGCCATTCTATTCAATTACACTCAAGCCCTTTTGATATTGAAACAGAAGAAGAAAAAAGAGAAAGGATATATAATGATGTAAAGCAGAAGATAATATCCTCCCAACAAACTAAGTCCGAGTTTGGTGATTTAGTAGGTAACAATATAAGGGACATCAATGTAGACCTGGAATTGGCATTACAAAAGATAAAAAGAAATCTGAGACTTAAAACACCTGTAGAACCAACCAGTGATTTACTTAGGTATATTATTGATAATTCACGCATTTTAGAAGATTGGCAAAAGGATATACTTGAAACCTTGAGGATGGAAGGACAATATTTCTGGCCTATGATGAAAACACATTTTTTAAACGAAGGGTGGGCCACATTTATTCACCAAAAGGTAATGAGGCAACTATTTAGAGAAGGTGTGCTCAATATAAGTGAGCATGCTCAGTATAATCATTCTAATTCCTTAGTGAAGGCTGAGAATCCTGTAGCAATGAATCCTTACCTTATTGGAACTTCTATATGGGAGGATATTGAAAAGAGATGGGATAAAGGTAGACATGGTAAGGATTGGGATAACTGTGAAGATGCCGATGAAAAAGAAAACTGGGATACAAAGGAAGAAGGAAAGGGTTGGGAGTATTGTAAAAGTGTTATGAGGACTTATACTGATTGGTCCTTTTTTCAGAATTTTCTTACGACAGAATTGGTAGATGAACTTAATCTCTATATCTATGAAAGAAAAGAAACACCAACGACTATTGATTACGTCATCTCTAAAAAGAAAGCAGAGAATATCAGAAAAATAGTTATTAATAGTTTTGCTCATAACCATACACCACTCATAGAAGTTTTAGATGGTAATGTAAACAATGTGGGTGATTTACTTTTTGAACATAAATGGGATAATGTAGACCTTGATGTCAGATATGCTAAGGAAACCTGTAAGCATGTATGTAGATTGTGGGGTTCAAAAGTATTTCTAAAGACAAAGGATGATGGTAAGGATATTCAATATGTAGTAGAACCATTAAGGAATATATTAAGTAGATAAAAGTAAATAATTTTTCATATAAGGGGCTCTATCTGTATAAATAAGATAGAGCCCCTTTTTTATGCTCTAAAGGAGAACTGTGTAACATGAGATTTGAAAACTATATACTAAATGAAGGAAGGAGTAAAACTATAACAGAGGAACAGGTTATAGAAATGTTGTCTGCATACTGTTCTAAAGCTGTTAAAACCTATGCATCATCTCCTATATACAGGGGAGTGAATAACAGGGATGATTACCTCTATATATCTCCGAATCCTTTAAAACCAAGAAAGTCAGCTAATACAGCTAATTTTTATACCTTGATAATGAATAATGCACCTAAATGGAAGAAATATCCTAAGAGACAAATTATATGTTCTACGAATAGTAATACTACTGTTGGATATAGTATAAAGGGTAATTCTTTTCAAGTATTTCCATATGATGGAGCTAAAATAGGTGTATGTCCTACGGATGATATATGGAATTCCTTTAACAATAATTTAGATGATTTAAACATGGATATTAATACTTTATTTGAATATTTTAATGTATATGGTATAGATAACATAAAAACATATAAACAACTTATAAATGCATTTAAAAAATTAACATTACCTAAAATTTCAGATGATGTTTGGAGTGACGACCTTGCATATCAATTAAATGATATCGATCCATTTATTTTAAAACCCTATAATACCCTTTATGATTGGGCTATGGATTTTTATGATCCAAATAAAAACGGATTTAAAGTAGTTAAAGTGGGTTCCAAATTACCAACCGGCGATAATGAAGCATGGTTAGATAGTAAATGTGTGATGATTAGAGAAAAAAGGATGGGTTATATAATGGAGAAGTTATGAGTATAAGGTATGATGAAAAAAGAGTTAAAAGACCATATGCCGAACATGAATACACCAATGAAGAAATACTGGAATTAGAAAAATGCTCTAAAGATGTAAATGCTTTCATAAAACACTTAAAGATAATTAATCCAGATAGAGGTGAGGAATTTTTTAAACCCTATGATTATCAATGGAAATTATTGGATTTAATGGCCGATAACCGTTTTGTTTGCAGTTTGCAAAGCCGACAATCAGGAAAAACGACCGTGGTTGGTGCTTATGCATTATGGTACTCTCTGTTTCATGCCGATAAAATTGTTGGTATAGTATCAAATAAAGAGAAGTCCGCTAAAATGATATTGAGAAGGATCAAAAGGATGTATGAATCCCTTCCTGTATGGTTGAAATCTGGTGTTAAAAATTATGCAGAAACAACAGTGTATTTTGATAATGGTTCTCAACTTATAATTTCAGCCACTTCACCAGATGCATTTCGTGGTGAATCTTGTAATCTCCTTATTATGGATGAGTTTGCTTTTGTACCGAAAAACCAAGCAGAAGAGTTCTGGTCATCCAATGAGCCTACCATTGCAGCATCCGAAAAATCTAAAATTATCATCATAAGTACACCGAATGGAATGTTCAACCTTTTCCATAGGCTATATCATGGAGCTGAACATAACAGGAATCCTTTTGTCCATATGAAGGTATCTTGGCAGGATGTTCCAGGTAGAGATGAAAAATGGGCAGATGAACAAGTAAAAATATTAGGAAAAGTGAAATTTGCACAAGAATATGCCTGTGAATTCCTCGGTTCCACTCATACCGTTATAGATGCTGATATATTAGAACAAATTATAACTGAATGGGTAGACCCTCCACATATAGATTTAGAGAATAAATTTTTGATATATGAAAAACCAGTAGAAGGATGCTCATATTGCATGGGTGTAGATACTGCAAAAGGCACAGGAGAGCATGCTTCAGCAATACAAGTACTTAAAATCAAAAGTATGAAGCCTATCAAGATGGAACAAGTTGCTGTATACATAAATAATACCATAGATGTTTATAAATTTTCTGATACTATCAATAGGATATGCTACTACTACAATAATGCTCATATAATGGTTGAGAATAATGCTGAAGGGGCCGCGGTTGTTAGTAGATTATGGTGGGAACATGAAAATGAAAATCTTGTAAATACAGGTTCCAAAGCAGCGAATCTTGGTATAAGAGCTACAAAATCTACCAAACCTAAAGCTGTATTACTTATGAAGAAATTGATAGAGGATTATTCATTAAAATTAGTAGATAAGGAAACATTAGAACAGCTTACTACCTTTATTGAGGAAGGTAATAGATTTTTTGGAAAGGATAAAGACGATGATGCTGTATCAGCCTTATATTGGGCTGTTTATATACTTGAAATGAATATACTTGATGAATCATTTGAATTTAATAAGGAGAAAGAAGAGGATGGTTGGGGTATATTATCTGACATAAATATATCACAAGATGATTGGTCATGGTTATATAAATCCGAATTAACTGATTAAAGTATAAATAGAAATAGAAAATATTTAGGTTTTGAGGAGTAATATGAATGGTAACTAAAACACAATTAATTGAACTTATAAAAAGAAACTTGGGTTATCCTATGGTCAAGGTAGAATTGGATTACAGCCAGATGGAAGATGCTGTAAATTATGCTCGTTCCAAATGGATTAAATGGGCAGTAGGAAATGCAACCCAAGAAGTGTATTTCACAATGGCTTTATCGGCAACTCAATATATGTACGATATGCCTACTGGTGTAACAGAGGTTCTTTCTTATGGATCTAATGGTATTAGTAGTGGTATCAATACTCTTTTTACAGTTGAAAATTATATGTATTCCAGAGGTATGTTAGATGGTCTTGTTAGTGGTTATGAAGGCTACAATTTGATATCGTATCATATAGCACGTGATTTTATAGATACTTTAAGACGTTATACTCCTGATGAATATAACTTCAAATACCATAAATATACAAATCAGTTAGAAATACAACCACCACCCGTTTCTGGAGGCTCCCTAACTTATACACCTAAATATGCTACTGAATTAGGTGTTGAAGTATTAGGGGATGAGATAACTATAGATTCTCCAGGATGGATATTGATTAGATGTTTTATGTTAGAAGGTGCAACTACAAGTCCAAGTTTTGAAGTAAATGATGCATATGAAAATTTTTATGATGGTGTAGGTTGGATAAAGGATTATGCTACTGCTTATAGTAAAAAAATGTTAGGTATGGTTCGAAGAAAATTTGCTTCTTTTGGTTCATTAGGTAATCAAGGTATAGCATTGGATGGTTCAGAATTAATAGGTGAAGCTGATCAAGAAATTGAAAGGCTTATGGAAGCTTTAAAGACAGAGGAATCGTATATGGGATATGATATAAGTATTGGGTAATGATATGAGTAGATTACAGAAATATTTAGATGAAGCATGGATGTATGATAGGACTACAGGTAAGAAGTTTGAGATCTTAGCTATACCACCAGATAAAATGAAGGATATTAAAGACCTCAAGGTTCATAGTGAAGGTATTAGGTTTACAGCTGACAATAAATCTAAAACTCTTTATGTATGGGATTCTTATAAAGCTAACCACTCTGCTGTTTGGGTAAATGTAATAGGTAAGGGTAGAACATATATTTGTGACCCTAATACTAAAGTTCTACAAGGTGGTGCTACAAAGAGTGGTAGTAAGTGGGATATGGATAGCTGGGATGATTATGAGTATAAATTCTATAGTGAACCAAAAAGAGCAATCAAAAAAGCATTCAAATGGGTTGAAAGATATATCAATTTAGATTATATGGATAGATGGGATGATAATAATTAATATGAGTAGACTACAGAAATATTTAGAGGAAGAATGGATCAAAGTGTACAAGAAGAAATTCGAAGTGCTTGTAAATCCTAAATCTAGAGATATAATGTCCATTACTAATACTCAAAAAATAGTTAGGTTCACAGCTGATAAGACTACAAAGAAAGTGTATGTATGGCATTTTGCTGAAGCCATCCATTCGGATATATGGAAGAAGATTGTAGGTAAAGGAAGGGATTTCGATGATGAATCTTTTCAAAATGCCATACATGGAGTAGCAAGGCTGAAAGGGAGTAAATGGACAATGACAGGTTCAGACCAATGGAGTAATTTATGGAATGATATGGAAGGTCATTATGATATGTTATTCAAGGATTTCAAATGGGTCAATCAGTATATAGAAGTTTCTAAATATTTTAGGGACCAATATGATAAAGACAAAAGAGTGGGAATATTCTAAAATGAGCAGACTACAGAAATATCTAAATGAGGATAAAGGTAAGGCTATAGGATATAATGAATTAGTAGTTAGGGAATTTAAATCCTTTTATCCTGATATAGAAAAGGATTGTAAACCTTACATAACTGAGTTCAAGAAGTCTAAATCCTTACGATTCCTTTATAGGGGAACAGAAAGAAAGATATCCGATTTTAGAATACTTAAATCTTACATAAAAACTGGTAGACAACCGAAAGATACACCTGAAGAGCTTCATAATCTGTTAAATGACCTATTTTCTGATAAGTTCCGATGGAATGTAAGAGATGGTGTATCTACAAGTAGTGGTACGAGTACTGCTGGTTATGGGACAACTTATTTATTCTTTCCTATTGGTAGATATGAATATGCATGGTCTCCTGATATAGATGATTTATGGACTGAAATAGAACAGGAGAGTAATTTTGAAGAACCCGAACCAGATTTAGGTGTTGTAGAAGATGAATATGATGAAGAATATGGGGAATATCAATCAGGCCATTGGGAATATGATGGAGAAGTTATAGATGATCCAACTGATGTACAAGTGGACTTAGAAGATAAAGGAGAACTATTTGATGAAATGCTTATTCAATGGGTACCTGATGTAGAATTGGATGATTATATAGAGCAAAAAGCGAGACACTATGTAGATGATAGAGAAAATTTTCTCTATAGACTTGTAAAAACTTATACAGATATGGGTTTATTTAAAGCTATAAAATCTAAACATGAAGTATTGTTTAATTGTAAGAAATATTACCTTGTAAATAAAGATTATGAGGATCTATTTGCAGAAGTTTTGATAGGTAATACTAAAATAGAGGATTTATAATGAGATTACAGAAATACCTATTAAAAGAAGCAAGAGTAAAACAAACTGATGCTGATGTATTTTTAGATGAATATGCTCCAACTTTCATGTGGAATCCTAAAGATGGGTTTCTATGGTCTGTATATGATAAAAAAAAGGATAATTGGTTATATTATAAAGAATCTAAAAAATTAAGAGGTCGAAAGGATGATAATTCTTTTATGGAACATGGTACTATATTAGATGTTTATGATAAAAAATCAAATTATGATGATGTGGATGATTTTATCAGAGGACGTATAAATCCTAATGGAAAGATAATTTATATACATGATTTAGGAAGTAGAGGAATGAATGCTGTAGATGCTAAAAAATTTGATAAGTGGGTTGATAAAACAGTAAATATGGTATATAAGTATATGGATGATTATATAAGATGAGATTACAGAAATACCTACAAGAAAAATACTTAACCAGAATAAAACATTTTCATTCTAGTAAAACATCCTTTGAGGTATGGGTAAATCCAACATCAAAAGAATTGAGAAATATTGGAAGATATGTAAAATTTATAGCTGATAATAAAGGTAAAAAATTATATGCATGGAATAATGATGGACCCTTACATGAGGATGCTTGGGAACAAATTTCTAAACGAGATTTGAAAAGTGATGTATGGAATGGTGATATAATTCCTGGAGGTTCAATGAGGGGTAAAATGTATAGTCCTGATGGTATGGATTACTTAGGAAACTTTATGGATGGTAATTTATATAATTCTGATAATACTTTGAATGATGAAGGATATCGTTATATTAATAGTTTCAAATGGGCAGACAAATATATAGATATAACAACATATTTAAAAGGTGATCGTGAATATGAGTAGACTACAGCAATACTTACAAGAAAAATACTTAACCAGGATGCAAAAGCCTTATGGTTCAGGCTCTTTTGAAATATTTATTAATCCTTCAACCAAAGAAATGAGAGAAATTGGTGGTGGTTTAAGATTCACAGCCGATAATGTAAATCAAAAGTTATATGTATGGGATGAAGACTGTGCTGTTCATATTGATGTATGGGATGAATTTTCTAAAATAAATAAAGGGAGAGATTACTATGATGTTACTTGTTGTGATGTCATATTTGGTCAAGCTGAATTAAAAGGTGGTAAGTGGGAAATGACTTATTCGGATGAACTTACGGCTGGTAGTGAACGAGATAGTTTTGATGAAGATGTATATGATAATTCTCAATGGATAAATAAATATATTAAAGTCAATAAATATCTAAAGAAATTCTTGTAGTCCAGGGGGTCGAACCAGTACTCAAGCGTTGAAAACATTAGAAAGAGAGAATACCGCCGCTTTAGAAAGGTGTTGAAATCAATAAAAGGTAGTAGTATCAAGATAAAAAATGATAATGAAAGAAAGTATTGTAAACATTAACAAAGGGTATTTTTAAGTCAAATTTGGTACGCTTTTTGCCCTAGTAAAGTACAAAAGGAGAAAAAAAATGGAAAAACAAGATAAGTTAGACGAATTGTATGAAAAACATTTAGTAAGTGAAGCTATAGGTAAGAAGGGGTTCACCATTACTTGTAACAAATGCGGTGCAACATCTAATATACCAAAAAATACTGGGATTGTAAAAGGTGAAGTAGAATTAGAACTTTCTGGTACTGAAAGTGGAGAAGGATATTCTGTAGGTGGTCTTTTATTAGATTGCAAAAAATGTAAAAATAATATAGAACTTGATCAAGAAAATATGTATTGGAAAAGATAGCAAAGGAAGATAAGAAGGAGAAAAAAAATGGAAAAACAAGATAAGTTACAAGGTCTATATGAGCAGATAGTAGCAAAAGAACATAAGGATATTGAAGAAAAGGCTCCTGACCTTATAGAATCCTTGATAAAAAGAGTTGAGATGTTAGAAAGCAAGGTTGTTTTATTAGAAGGGAAATAAATAACATAGGAGGACAGAGGGTAGCTCCCTTTGGTTGAATACCTCTATTATTCAACCTAACTCCTTAGAATAATAAAACCTATAGAGGAGGTTAAAGTACTATGATAATTTATAAGGCTACAAATAAGATTGATGGTAAATGTTATATAGGACAAACTATACATTCATTAAAAAGAAGAAAAACAGACCATTTATGGTCTAAAGATAATTGTTATTTTCATAATGCTATACAAAAATATGGTTGGAATAATTTTGAATGGAAAGTAATTGAAGAGTGTTCATCTGAAGAAGAATTGAATGAAATGGAGTTTCATTATATTAAACAGTATAATTCTTTTAGACCAAATGGATATAATCTTACAATGGGTGGTAGGGGAATAAGAGGTTATAAACATTCAGAAAAAACAAAAAGAAAAATAAAAAAAGCAAGATCAAAACAAATAATGAATCCATGTCCATATGAACAAAGAATAGCATTAAGTAAAAATCAAATGGGTGAGAATAACACATTTTATGGTAAAAAACACAGTGAAGAATCAAAAGAAAAAATGAGTAAAGCCCATAAAGGATTTAAACACAGTGAAGAATCAAAAGAAAAAATGAGTAAATCTAAAAAGGGATGTAAAAGACCCGACCTCAAAGGCAAAACATATGAAGAATTATATGGTGTTGAAAGGGCAAAGGAAATGAAAAGAAAAATCTTTAAAACTAAAAGGTAGAAGAAGATGAGTATTTTGGAGCGTCCAGCATGGGAATTATACCATCCACAAGATGGGAATATAGAACACGATCTCTACGATTCTGTAATCGTTGAATATACTGATATATCCGGAATTAAGGTAAATTGGTTTATCCGTGATGAAAGTATAGAAATGGATAGACTTTATGGAGAGTCAACTAATACCGGATACCTTGGACCATATAAGACAAAACTCGTATACGATGTAACAGAAGAGCCCACAATGGCTGACCCTTTCGGGATAGTTTCCATTGATGTTATCCAATACGGTTTCATTCCCAAGTCCACATTTACAAGAGATGTTAGTGCTGGATACGATCCTAAGCCTGGTGATGTTATACAGACTTTATGGAATGAGAGATCTTATGAAATTGTAGATGTAGGAGCAGAAGGAAGTATATTTCAACTAAAGAAATTAGTGTGGGAATTAATACTGAAACCTTATCGTGTATCAGATCAATCAGAATCAGCTATGGATATTTCATATGATATCGATAGCACTTTATCACAACCACTTACAGCATATGGTGATAATGAGTGGATAGAAGATGAATCGAATGACATCGATTTATATTCGGACGTTGATTCTTCAATTTATGGCTTCTGAGTCATAGTAAGGATTTAGGAGGACAGGGGGTTGCTCCCTTGGTTGGATGCTGTATTCATTCAACCTAACTCCACATAAAACTAACTTCAATACAGGAGGATAGAGTAAAATGATTACTATAAGAAATTTAAAAAAGTTTTGTAATGAAAATAAATGTAATTATTCAAATTTAAAATATAAGTTGAAAAGGGAAAAGAAAGCATGAGATCATACTATTACTACAACTCAATCAGGAAAAGCATAGTACAGTTTTTGGATGTCTTCAAGAATGTACAAATTGCTCGCTATGATTCTGAAGGCACTGTAACTGGTTATCGTAAGGTACCATTAAAGTTCGGTCTGAAGGAAAAAGTGTGGTATTGGCTTCATGAACGAAAGGATGACGAAATTCTTCCGATGATGTCTGTAGTACTTAGCTCTGTAGAATATGCATCCGATCGTCAAACCAATAAAATGAGAAATATTGTAAAATCCAAAACCATTTCAACAGGAGAATTAGGTAGATTCCTTAATCCTATACCCTATAATCTTGGTTTTACAATGACAATTTGGTCCTTACATATGGTGGATGTAGATCAAATATTAGAACAGATATTACCCTATTTTACACCCACAATCTTCATTCGTATAAATATACCAGAATTAGATGCTACCTTAGATTTGAAAGTTCTTTTTAATGGATGCTCTCCTGATATCAGTATGGAAATGGCTGATGAGGATATTAGGGTAATTAAATGGAATTTAGATTTCATGGTTCATAGTTATTTATTCCAACCATTAAAAACCACTGGTCTCATTACAAAGGTTATTCAAAAAATCTATGGTGATGAACATAGTTGGGGTAGTAGATTTACCGAATCAGTTTTTACATCTGGGGGTGGTAAAGAAATGGCTGCTCTATATACGAAGGCTGTCCCACCATATTTTGATGAAGATGATTGGGTGGCATCCACTGATTATGATATAGGTGATTTAGCAAAACCAACCGAAGCAAATGGTTATCTATATGAGGTTCAAAGTATATTAGTTCCTGGACTATCAGATACTACAGAACCTACCTGGCCTACAGAAAGGGGAACTCCTGTAGTGGATAATGATATCATATGGGAAAGGTATTCTACCGACGAATATGAAAGACTGACGGAATTGGAGATATTTGAGAATTAAAAGGAAGGAAAGGAGGACAGGGGGTTGCTCCCTTGGTTGGATACTCCTAATATCCAACCTTACTCCATATAAAATTAATTTTAGGAGGGATTAATAATGAAAGGAAAAGTTTTAACAGAAGAACATAAAAGAAAAATAAGTGAAAAATTAATAGGTATAAAAAGAGGTAAACAATCAAAGGAACATAAAAAGAAATTGAGTGAATCACATAAAGGTAAAAAATTTACAGAAAAACATAAACAAAATATAAGCAAAGCGCATAAAAGTAAACAGTCATATCCTTGGAAAGGTGGTTATAGATCTAATAATTTACCATTTTATGATACATATGCTCCTCAAATAGAATGGTGTGAAGAAGTTAGGAAAAGTCCCACTGATAAGAATATATTAGAAGTAAGGTGTACCTATTGTGGAAAATGGTATACACCTAAATTACAGGAAGTTACAAAAAGGATATATTCAATAAATGGTAAACAACAAGGTGAATGTCGTCTTTATTGTTCTGATAATTGTAAAAAAGTATGTCCTATATATCATAAAACACCTGAAACACTTATGAAGGAAGATGCTATAAGGGCGGGAAGATTGGGCTGGTTGGAATTAAACAGAGAAGTTCAACCTGAATTAAGGCAATTAGTTCTCAAAAGAGATAAATACCAATGTGTTAAATGTGGTTCAGATGGACCTCTTCATTGCCACCACATTTATCCAGTATCAATTGAATTTATTGAAAGTGCGGATATTGATAATTGCATTACTTATTGCATTGATTGTCATAAGGAAGCACATCAAAAAGATGGATGTGGGTATGGACAGCTAAGAATGGAGGTATGTTAATAATGGCTTTATCAACTCAATTAAATAAAGCGTCACCCTTTTCATTTGAATTAGTGTTTCCTTTAATACCTGTTCAATCAGAATTAAAAGGTAATGAGGAATTTACTCTTAATATTTATGAGACTGTACTTCCAGGTGTTACAATGGATATGGAAGAATCTAGATGGCAAGGAGCCAAAACCAATAGGGCTAGTGGTGAATTAACTTTTGAACCATGGAATGTAAGCTTTTTAGTGGATTCTGAGTTTAAAAATTGGCAAATTATATTAAAATGGTTCATGTTTATAAATAACAACAGAGATAAATATATAGATCTACAGAGAAATTATGCTGTAGATGCCACATTGAGAATTCTAAATAATTTCCAAGAGCAAAAATTTTCTTTATTCTTTGTTGATGTATGGCCTAGTAGTTTGGGGGAAATATCATTAACTTATAGAGAGGGGGAGCCAAGTTTAGAAGCTCAAGTCTCATTTATTTATGATAGATTTGAATTAAGAGAGTATTCTACAATAGATTAAGGGGTTTATGTAAATTGATATAATATTGTAGGAAAAGTATAAATAATATAAATAGAAGTATAAATAGAAGTATAAATATATAATGGATTGTGAATGATTAAAATTTTTGTTTTATCCTAAATGTATTTGATAAAAAACGAATTAATATAAGGAGGAAATATAATAATGGCATTTTACCTAAGTCCGTTAGTGGATACAAACGAAATTGATTTAACCACAACCATTCCAGCAGTTGCTACATCTACAGCAGCATTAGTAATAAGGAAATCATGGAAGGGGCCGGAATTAAAAACCCATTTAGTTACAAACCTTGAGCAACTTCTTGATGCTTTTGGAGACCCTGACCAATATTCTTATATAGATATGATGGCAGCTATGGGTTATTTAAAATACGGAAATAAATTATGGTGCACCAGAGCAATGCCTGCTACAGCAAGATTTGCAGGTACATATGGTGATTTGGGTACAGAGTTAACACCAACTTCTGATTTTACAGCATATACAACCGGAAATTCATTCGTGATGTCTGACCTCGCAAGTGATGACCCTGATGCATTTCATGATGAAAGTCCCTTTTCAGCATTACCAACATCTGGAAATGATATATCTATAATTGCTAACTCCAGAGGTACATGGGGTAATTATACAAAGATAGCTATAATAGATCAAGAGACATACTCATTAGTAACATCTGCTGGTGGTGGAACATACTCACAATATCAAACAGCAGGTGGAACATTAAGTGAAACATTATGGGGTGATGTCAATGATGTTGATTATCCTATTGAATCACAGAGAGAATTTCTTGTTTTAGTAAGAGCAACAGAGCAAGACCAGTTAAATAAAACTACTATAGTATACTCGTTAAAGGAAGCATGGTATGTTTCTGCTGATGAGAATAAAGTAGATGACGAAGGTAAAAATATCTTTGCACCTAACGTTATTAATAGGGAATCTAAGTACATTAGAATAGCATTAAATACTAATGCTGTTAATAATGATATCTATATTGCCACAGTTTCATATGAGCAATTTGCAGGTGGCTTGGATGATTTTACAGCTTGGGATGATGATTCAGACCTCGAAGATGCAGCAGTACAAACAGCATATGAAGAATATGAAAATTCAGAAGTCATTGATATTAATATAATCATTGATGCTGATAAGAATCTCACTGTTAAACAAAAAATAGTTGATATAGCAGAAGATAGAAAGGACTGTATAGCACTTTGTGATTGTAGAAGTACAGATGTTATTAATCAAAGTGGAAGTGAAGTTGCTAATCTTCGTGATTATAGACTTGGAACATTCAATCAGAATTCAAGTTATGTAGCCCTTTATGGTAACTGGCTTGAAATGTTTGATAAATGGGGTGCAAAATATCGTTGGATTCCAGCAACAGGACATATGGCAGGTATTTTAGCCAGAACAGATGATATGTCTGATCCATGGTTTGCACCCGCAGGTCTCAATAGAGCTGTTTTGACCAATATCCGTAGGTTAGCATGGTCACCTACTCTTGGAAAAAGAGATATACTTTATAAGAATGGTATTAATCCATTAGTATCATTTGCGGGTCAAGGTAAGGTTGCTTGGGGTCAAAAAACTATGTTAGATAAATCTTCAGCTTTCAATAGAATTAATATTAGAAGATTATTCATAGTAATGGAGAAGGCTATTTCTACAGCAGCTAAGTACTTCTTGTTTGAACCTAATGATGAGTTCACAAGGCTTAGCATTATAAACATGATTGAACCCTTCCTTAGAGATGTAAGAGGAAGACGTGGTATTTATGACTTCATGGTTGTATGTGATGAAAGAAACAATACTGCTGAACGTATTGACCGTCAAGAACTATGGGTTGATATATATGTGAAATCTACAAAGGCTGCTGAATTCATCGTATTGAATTTCATAGCAACAAAATCTGGAGCCTCATTTACAGAATTAGTAGGAATCACAGGTGAAGGATTATAAAAAGATAGGGGTTTTATAGATGGCTACTCTACCTGATATTCCACTTATTCCTTCAGAGTTAACGGGATTTGACCTCCAAACCTTCAAGAGTGCTTTTGAAGGTGGGGGTCGTGCCTATACTTTTATATGGGTACCAACAATGATAGAGGTTGGTTGGAATAGTAGATATTTTGTAAGAACGGCAAGTATGCCTGAAAGTACAGTTGAAGAAATGACCACACATTGGCAGGGTATGAAGTATACTGTCGGTGGTCCCAGAACATTTACTGATTGGACCTTAACTTTATATTGTGATGCCGGTTCATCTATAAGAAATGCTTTTGAATTATGGATGCATGAAATACACTCTGTACTACCTGTAGGTCAATATTATGGTAAGCCTGAGGGTTTATTAAAATATGGATATTTAAGAAGTCAAGGATTGATAATGTTAAATAATAATGGTGGTTCTACAACAGGGGTGTATTTAACTGATTCATGGCCTAAAGCTGTAGGTCCTATAACATTGGATTATAGTACCCCCGATATAGCATCATTTGATGTAACAATGTCCTATTCTTATCATGTGATTGTACCACTTAATATTAATGCTATTCCTATTCCTATAACAGGTCCAGGTGTATAAAGATGTCATTATTCGGACAAAGAGAATTTAGTATAGACAATTTTGTTAATGAATTTAGAGGTGGGGCTAAATCGTTCCTATTTATATGGGAACCTGAAATCAAAAATTCTGAAGGAAATCTTATAGCCCCAGACACTTTAAAAAAAAGAAGATATCTTGTTAGATCAACCGGTTTTCCTTCAAGTAATGTAGACGAAATCATTGTTGAGTACCAAGGTTTAGATTTCAAAATGGGTGGTAAAAGAAATTTCGAAGATTGGAATATTACACTCAATGTTGATGCTGATGGAATGATAAGATATGAGCTTGAAGAGTGGATGAATGCAATACATAAAGTTGATGATAAAAATAATCAACATTTTTACAGAAGCCATTATGAAACCACACAAATATTTAAGATTTTGAAGGGTGATGGTGGTTTTAGTAACCCTTTATTAGAAATAACACTATATAATGCTTGGCCTAAAAGTATAAGTGCTATAGCATTAGATTATAGTTCTACTGAATTTGCACAATTTGATTTAACCTTTTCATATCAATACCATACAATAAAGAAACCTGTAATTACTCCTGGTGTGATGATAGATTTGAGTAGTTTTTTAGCTGATATAAAAACAAAATTTAGCGGTTTAATATCAGGATAATTTTATAAATAACAAAGTAAAAGGAGGAATAATATAATGCCATTTAATTTAGATACATTTAAAAGTAATTTCATTGGGGGTGCACGTTCATATCTATTCATGTTCTCACCACAATTCCCAGAAGGTGTAAGTACTGTTCCAGCGGCACCGGAAACAAAATATCTTGTAAGAGCAACTAATGTTCCTGAGTCTACAACTGAGGAAATTATTGTAAACTGGCAGGGTGCTGATTATAAGTTAGCGGGTAAACAAACATTTACCGATTGGACTATTACATTTAATGTAGACCAAGGCGCTGCTGTAAGAGTTGCCTATGAAGAATGGATTAAAGCAATTCATAATGTAGATGGAAGTCATAAGTATGGATTACCAGTAGAATATGAAATGACACAAAATCTATGGATGTTAAACTATGATGGTTCCGAGCATATCTTAGATATCGAATTAGTTGATGCATGGCCAAAGAGTGTTAGTGCTATTACATTAGATTATAGTGCAATGGATGTAGCGCAATTTGATGTAACGTTTGGATACCTATATCATAGAATCACAAACTCTTCAAGTTAATAAAATTGTAGTGAAAGGAGAATAATATGTCAGAAGAAGAAAAGGTTGCTGTAGAAGGGAAAAAGTTAGATTTTAAGAATTACCTCAATGTATATGAATTTGACACTACATTACCAGGTAGTAAAGAAGTTGTTAAATTTAAACCAATAACCACAGGACAATTAAAACGGTTACTGGTTTATGAAAATGAAACTAATCCAATGATGGTTGAACAAGCATTGGATGAATTAATATCCTCTTGTATAATAACAGAGGGTTTCAATATTAATAATCTATACTTACAAGATAGGTTTTTCCTATTAGTTGAAATTAGAAGAAAATCCAAAGGTGATAATTATCAATTTCAATACAATTGTCCTGAATGTAACTCTCAATCTGTTCAGAATATTGACCTTACCAATTTAAAAGTTACGGGTGTTCCAGAAGATATAGAATCGGTTGTGAAAATTGATGATAATTTGTCAGTTAAATTGGCTCACATAACAAGAGGTGGACAGAGAGAAGCATTTAAAAATCTTAAAAATGTAAAAAAACTCACAGAAACTCAACGTATTACTGAGATGGCTTTATTAACACATGCTTCATCCATTCAAAGTATTATGGTTCCTGAAGGTGAAATAAAGGATGCCTCCATAGAAGATCGTAAGTATCTTTTGGAGAACATACCCACAGATGCTTACGGAAAAATAAGAGATTGGTTTACAGATAACGATTTTGGTATGGATTTTACTTATACTATAAAATGTACAGGTTGTGACCGAGAAGAAAAGGTTGATATACCTGTTGAGAATTTTTTTTTCTAATTAAAATAATTGTAGATAATACATTAGAAAATATTGTTAGAGAACAGTTTCATTTAGCTCGTCAAGCTAACATAAGTTTGACTGAATCCACAATGTTACCGGACTTTGAACGTGATGCTTATGTTAATATGTTAGCTAAAGCATTAAAAGAAGAAGCTGAACAAATGAAATTCAAATAATGTCTCTAAAGGAGCATAAATAATGGAGTTAAAAAAATATTTAAACAAAAACCTTGAAGTTAATATGCTTATAAGAAAATTTGAAGTATTAGATGAATCCAAGAAATCACAATTTGTAGCTAAACTTATAGGTTTAGGTGTCTTAGTGGTGGATAAGAATGGTAAACTCAAACCTGGCCCAAATAAGATGTCCAAAGATGAAGTCCTTGGTAAACTTAAAAAGAAAAAGGGTAAAAAATAATGGATACTATAGAAAATAAGATTGAAGACTATCTCTCAGACCATGAGGAATTAGATGAAGGATTAGGAAGACTTATGGGTGCTGGTTGGAATATGTTAGATTTAGTTTTAGCTGATAAAAATGCTAAGAAAAATGCTCAAAAAAGTCTTGATAATATTGAGAAAATTATGAAGATGGATGATGAAGGAACACTCAAGCCTAATTTAAAGAAACAGTTGAAACTATTTAATAAAAAACTTGAATTCTATAAAGAGGAATTCGTAAAGGTTTTGATACGAATAGAAAGATTAGCAGAAGAATTAGAAAAAGAGGAAAGAAAGGAAACGAAAAGAAATAGAGAAGAAAGAAGTAAATACGGCGAAAAATAAATAGAGCTCGCTTAGATATGATGTTAATCTAATGGATCTATAAAGGTCTCAAGAGTATTTGAAAGAATATAAACTTGGAGACCTTTTTTTATGGGGAAAAATGGGAAGAACTTCTAAAAATGATAATGTATCAATTAATGATGTTGATCTTGCATCTATAGTTGATTCAGCTAAAGAAACTGCTAAAGTACAGCAGGATACAATTAAAGAAACTGCTAAAGTACAACAAGATTTGGCTGAAGAAACCTCTGGCTATACTAAAGAAATGGCTGAAGAAACTGCTAAAGTACAACAAGATTTGGCTGAAGAAACCTCTGGCTATACTAAAGAAATGGCTGAAGCTGGTTGGGAAGGTATAAAAGATAGTTCTAAACAAGCAATGAGTACTATTTCTGGACATTCTAGAGAAATATTAGGTTCAGGACTTACAGAAGTATATGACCTAAGTAAAAATATGGCCTCCTCTTTAGGTGGTGGTCTTAAAAAAATGTGGGATGTAAGACAAGAAAAGAAAAAAGATAAATCTGAAGAATTTTTAGAAGATATATCTAATAGTCAAGATGAGTTTACATCTGCCGCTTTATCAAAAGGAAGTATATATACACATGATGTAACCATGGAAGGAATGATGGGAAACGTTTCTCAAATACTTGAAACTCAAGAACAAACCTTTTCTAATATGGAAGAATTGACGGCTGAAGGTCAAAAAATGCAAGCTGAATCTCAACGTATTACAATCAAAGCTTTGGACATGTTATATGATAGAGGAGGTGAGGGAGAGGAGGAAGAAGACGGAACTGATATTCTTGAAGTTGCTTTAGATATTTTTCATACGTTGACTTCACAATCTGAAAATATAGAATTAATGAGAATTAGTCAAGTAGAACAAATGGGGTTCATTACCAAATTTGTACAACCTATGAGAGAGTTCTATACTAGGTCTATAAAAAATATTGCTAAGGGTAATGAGTTAGTAGAAAATAGATTAGTAGAAATTAGAGGTATACTTTCAAGAGCATTAGGTATTAATGAAAGGGATGTAGCTGTAAGAGATAAATCATTGAAATTAATACCTAAACTATTGTTATCTCCTTTATTAATACCACTATATGCTCTTAAAACATCTATATCTAAAGTTTATGATGGTATTAAAGGAGGGAATAAAACAGTACTATCAGTAGATGATAAAAGAAACAATTTACTATTTGATATTCTTAAAGGTGTGAGAGTTTTAAAAGATTCTGAAATAGATAATAAAAAAGTCATAGAAATGATTAGAGCCCCAAAAGGTGGTATTGATATAGAAGGCAAGCAATACAAAGGTGGTCAATTTTTACCAAAAGATATGACTAAAGCAATTGTTAGTGCTGATAAATTAGATAAGGATGATGAAAAACAAACGGCTCTTTTAGGTGGTATGAATAATTATTTTAAGAGAAAAGAAAAGGAAGAAGATAGAGATGTTAGTAAAAAATCCTCCTTTTGGGCATTTTTAGGAAAATTAGGTCCGGCGGCTATCGCAGCTGTTCTTGCTACAGGTATAGCAGGTCTTGGTTGGGCAGTTTCGGATGCTTTTGGAGCTTGGGCTAAAGCGTCAGCTGGTAAATGGGGTAGTACAGATAAAATATCAGCAGCTTTTGGTGGGTTTTTAGGTGGTGAAGGGTCGGGGCTTTGGAATGCTTTAAAACAAGGAATTAAAGGTGCGGCTGTAGGTATGGTACTTGGGTTATCTTTTGGTCCCCCAGGTATAATTATTGGTGCTATACTTGGAGCAACTATGGGTGGTCTTTTGGGTTGGATTGGTGGTTTAAAAATAGCAAAATGGATTGATGGTACTGTCAAACTTTTTAGACGTTTGTTTGATTTACCTGAATTATTAACAGACGAACAAATAAAAGCCACACAAGATGAAATAGATAGTATGAAAGCTGGTTTAAAAGTTAAAAGAATTGATTTGAAAGGGTTAAAAGAAGTTTATGAAAGTATAAAAGACGAAAAGGGGTATTATAAAGAAAGAATACAGGTAAGAAGACAGATTAGAGAAGCGCAGGCATCAATTATAGAAGATGAAGCAATTATAGCAAGAGAAGTAAAAAGAATTGCTGAATCCTCTATAGCTGAAAGAGATAAGATTATTAAATTTCATCAAAAAGAAATCAATCTCCTTACAGATGAGGTATTTAAATACCAAAATAGTATGGTTCACCATAGGGCTATACTCGAATTAATGGAAGCATTAGGTCAATATGGTACAAATGAATATAATGTAAGAAAAGAGATGTATGATAATGCTAAAAAGGATTATTTAAATGCAAAAAAACATAGAGATAATTTATTAGCTGACCAGAACGAACGAAAAAAAGAAAGAAGAGAAGAAAGTTCGGATATTCATAGAAAACATAAGACTTTATGGGGTAATTTTATATTATCTGTAAGAGATGTTGTGGATTTCTTTTCTAATATTTATACTCCTGCTACTGAAGCATCTCTTGTAGGTGGTCTTGGTCTTATAGAAGGAGAGAAAGCAAAAATATTTGGTGTAGATATAGATACTTATATGTTCCCACTTACTGCTTTAGGCATATTTATAAAGGATTCTTTTATAAAATTAAGATATGGTATAGAAGATTGGTTTAAAGATAGCTGGGTATATAAAACTTATGAATGGTTGTCAAAGGAGAAAAACGTAGCTACCGCAGGAGATACCGCAGATAGAGGAAATAAAATATTTTCAACTCCTGATACATCTAATATAGCACAAACAGCAGAAGGAAAATTATTACAGAGTGAAAAAAGATTAGCAGATTTACGAAAACAAGGAAGTGAATTAGTAGACCGTAGAGATCCAAGAACTTTATCACCTGATGAGAAGAAAAGATTATTAAAAATTGAAGAACAAATAGAATTTGAAAAGAAAAAGAAAAAATTATTAGAAGAATCTCTTAATATACAAGAAAAAACTTTTGATAAAATGACAAAAGGTAATAGCATTTTTACACATGATGTGCATCTTGAAGAATTATTGAAAGAATTCTTAAAGTTATTTAAACCTTTCGTAGAGTCTGTAAAACCTATAGTCGAATCCTTAGAACCTATGGCTGATTCATTGGCTAAGTCTGTAAAACCTGTAGTCGAATCTCTGGCTAAGTCTTTTACACCTATGGCTGAGTCTTTAGAACCTATAGTCGAATCTTTGGCTAAGTCTTTTACACCTGTAGTCGAATCTCTGGCTAAGTCTGTAAAACCTATAGTCGAATCTCTGGCTAAGTCTGTAAAACCTATAGTCGAGTCTTTGGCTAAGTCTTTTACACCTGCAATAGATTCATTGGCTGAGTCTTTTACACCTATGGCTGAGTCTCTGGCTAAGTCTGTAAAACCTATAGTCGAATCCTTAGAACCTATAGTCGAATCCTTAGAACCTATGGCTGATTCATTGGCTAAGTCTGTAAAACCTATAGTCGAATCCTTAGAACCTATAGTCGAATCCTTAGAACCTATAGTCGAATCTTTGGCTAAGTCTTTTACACCTGTAGTCGAATCTCTGGCTAAGTCTGTAAAACCTATAGTCGAATCTCTGGCTAAGTCTGTAAAACCTATAGTCGAATCTCTGGCTAAGTCTGTAAAACCTATAGTCGAATCCTTAGAACCTATAGTCGAATCTTTGGCTAAGTCTGTAAAACCTGTAGTCGAATCTCTGGCTAAGTCTTTTACACCTATGGCTGAGTCTTTAGTTAAATCTTTAAACCCTGTATCTGAAGCTTTTGCTGAGTCTGTAAAACCCGTGGCTGAATCTTTTGGTTTGAAAAGAAAATTTAAAAATAAAAACATTCAAAAAGGATTGGATTGGTTTACTTCTGAAGAAGGTGGTGGGTATACGAAAGAACAAGCTATTGGTATTATAGGAAATCTTTTACAAGAAAGCCAACTTGACCCTAAAGCATTTAATAAAGCTGGTGGTGGTAAAGGTGCACGTGGTATAGCACAATGGAGAGGAAGTAGATTAAAAGATTTTGAGGATTTTATTGGTAAGTCTGTATTAGATTCAACTTATGAGGATCAGTTGAGATTTTATACACATGAAATGTCGAAAAAAGGTAAAGAATTTAGAGCTGGTAAAAAATTAAGGGCTACAACAGGATTTGAAGATGCAACACTTTCTGTTAGAAAATACTATGAAAGAGGGCCTAATACCGAAGATGATCAACGGTTAAGATATGGAAAAAATATTTATGATAATATGGCTTCTGTGAAAAAACCTGGAGGTAAAATAGAATCTGCTGAAGCGGATAGAGCAAAGGTAATTCAGGATATATACAATAGTAGAAGAGAAACTGATACCAAAAGAGACCAAGATAGAGCAGAAATGACTAGAGTTATGAAGGAAAGTTCATTTAAAACTGATAAATACCAAACAGATATGGCAAAACAAGGAAGTTTAAGTAATACAATAATAGCAGGTATGAGTGGTAGTAGAGGAGATGTGTCTGATATACCTGAAGAAGTTGATAACTATTTGCTTGGATTATCTGTAGCTGGAATATTAAGTTAAGGAGAGGAGAATTATGTCTGTTGAAACACCCTGGATGAACCCTTGGTTTGAACCTTATACCAACACTGATTTTAAGGGTTTATGGATACTTATAACTGCTATGCCTTTAAAAGAAGTTACTGCTTTTGCTGATAATGAAACAGGGGGTTTAGAAGTTGGTGTACCAGTAAATGCCTATAAACTTCTTGCTCCCCAACAAATAATGGAAACTATTAATAACACTTGGGAGCCGTGGGAGACAATATCGTCAAGAATGGCAGGTAAAGGAAAAGAGGTTATAGAAATAGGTAGAGATATAGTTACTGTTGGTAAAGCTTTAAAATCACAAATTAAAGGTATAGGTGTTGGGGAACTTTTTAAAAATTTAGGGAAAAGAGAAAAAGGTAAGTTTAAGGTCGATACCCCTTTAGTTTATGAAAATACTGAAAGAAGGGAATTTACTTTCCAATTCAATTTGGTATCCAACACAGGAGGTTATTTTATGATGAGGATTGTTAGAGAATTACAACAACTTTCAACACCCAGAAGGACTAAAAAATATGCCGGTCTTGGAATAGAATATCCCCATGTTTTTAAACTTGAATGCATACCTGAACCAGAAGATGGTTATTTTTCAGTCCTTAGTAAATGTAATTATATGGCTATTACATCTATACAACCAACATATATGGCTCCTTATGATGAGAAGGGTCAACCTATGAGAATAGAACTTACTATTACATTTAAAGAATTAGACCCATTATACTCTGATTCCTTTACACCAAACCAAGAACCTGTTTGGAATTAAAGGGAGATTATATATAATGACTATAACAAAAGCAGACAAAACATTTAGAGAATTGACGGGACATCAACTTGAAGAACAG